TTGCATCTGTCAAACGCTTGCGTTGTTCTAGTAGTTGTGCTTCTTTACCATTCTCATCTAGCAAGATGTTGTGGTAGTTTTCGATTTCTTCTATTGTTACTGTCATTTCTTTCTCCTTAGTTATAGGTACTTTGCTATTTGTTTCATCGTTGAAGCGTTAACTGTTGTTTCATCTGTCATGCGTAGTATTGATAAAGCGTTTGTAATATCATCTACAATTTCTTTGTATTGATATTCACGAATAGATTCAAACGTACGCTCAGGCATGGCAGGTAAATCACTATCACTATATGGAACATCGTAATCAATGTTTACTGTATTTTGCCACTGGCGAATGTTTGTTCTAAAGTTAACTGCTTTATCAATATGTTTAATGGCATAGTCTGTTACTGACTTTTGCCATTCAGCAAATTCTTGTTGGAACTTTGCTTCATATTCTTCTTGATTTGCGTAGTCATTTTTGACTGATGTTAACTTGGCTTCTAACGCAGCAATTACTTTTTGCGTTGAAACTTTAACTGTTATTCCTCTTCCCATGATTTCCTTTCTAATACCAGCCATTGCTTCGCCAATGCGACCAAGCAACTGATGGTTTGTCATAACGGTGTTGGATATACTCCAGCCCCCGCTCAATCTGAAGCGGGGCTGGGGTTGCAGGGTCAAGGTTAAGCAGTTGTGGAATACCAAATGCAGAACTGTTTGGGTTGTCTGCTGCTGGATTCCAGGCTGATTCCTTGCCCCATAGTTTCATAAGTGCACGATGCTCAGACATATTCCATTCGGGATATGCCATTCGCATGAACTGTTTTGCATATAATTTCAGAGCACGGGGAGTCCAATGGAACTCGCTCATCTCTGTAGGTCTTGGTTCTGTGTATGCTTGCACTATTGGAGTGTGCCACGGTAGCAGCGACAAGAATGCTACGTACCATGCTGTAAGCAATGCAAATACTTTTTTCATCTAACGACCCATCTGTAGAGGATATAGAAAACTGTAATGAGGAAGACCCAGGACTGTAGTGGTGTGAGAGGGAGGAATGTAATGTCATTCATCTCCCCACATCCTGTCTGGTTCTTGGTAACCATCATCCTCATCTTCTACATCTTTGTCTAGTGCTACATCATCTTCAAGTGGTGGTTCGTATGACATTACTTCTCCTTAACTAATAGTCGTTCATCTACTAATGCAAATGTACTTCTAGTTTCTACTTTACGATTAGCGCAGTAGGCTTGGTATAGTTCTGTATATTCTTCATGGTACTTGCGACCTAAAAATCGTTTTGCATAATCAGCGGCTGCAGTTTTGATTGCTGATATTTCTTTGGCTGTTAGTGTCATTCTTCTCCTCCTTCCACATAGATTCTGCCTGTTGCCATCATCTCTTCGAGGATAGCATTGGCTTTCTTGATTGATGCTATGGCTGTGTCAATGGACTCGTTTAAGTCTGCTATTTCATGAACTGTGTACGACATAGTTTGTTTCTCCTAACTTTGCCCATGCACATGGGCTGCAGTAGTTTCTGGGCGCTGTTCTATTTACATCTACAAGAATGTCCATGCCACATGAGTGGCAGAACTGAACTGAATACTTTACTTGGTTGTCCATAGGTCTTCCTTTGCTATGTCTGGGTCATAGTAAAAGTTACGCGCCTGTCTTTCTGATTTTAATAGGCGGCGTAGATTTACATTGTCTCTAGTTAACTCCATGTTCTGTCTAATTGCAAGGGTCATTACTACAATAGATGTAGATAGAGCGATAAGGATGGCTAGCATTGTCATTGAATCTAATAACATTTTGTTACCTTTCTGATAGTTGGACTCGCGGTATTCCGTAGTAGGTACATGGCCCCCCACTGAAAAAAAGAAAGGCAGGTGAGAGCCGAAGCCCCCACCTGCCTAGTCTTTATGCTTGTGATACTGAAGTTAGGACAACCTGCTTGAGGCCAGGCTTACGGTCCTTGTTGTCAATGTTTGGGCGGCGGTCCCATCGAGTGTTGCCGATACCCTCTGCGTTGATGTATGCGGTTTGGTCTGCGAGCCAGTTAAGTGCTCGTAGTTGTTCGATAACCTTGTCATCAAATACAACTACTCGAGTAGAGTCAGAGCAAATCATGCGCCCTGTTGGTAGTTGTTCGTAGTCGTTGATGGTTGCTGTGTAGAAACCATTGCGGTCAACAACATTCTTGATAACGCTGTTCTTGAATGTGACTGTGTTCATTTTGTTTCCTTTTCTGTTGGTAGTGTTGTTGTGCAGACCTGCTCCTGCACTTGTTCAGAGCAGGTCTGCTTTGGATTGTTAGTTACAACTTGGACATACAGCGTGCTTATTGCATACCATGTGGCAGTCTTGGCACACGGTCTCATGTGGACCTAAGTCCACAACCAGTTCAAAGAACCTATCGGATAGGTTGGTGATAGGTTCTAGGAACTCCTCCCTCTCTTTACCATCGTTACCAATTGTGGTAGCGCCTATCCATTCATGACCAGATGGCTCTGATGTGTAGTGCCATTGCTTGGTGTAGATAAGGTTGCCTTCATCTACTATCTCATGGGCGAACTCAGTCGCCCGTGATTCGCGCAAGTCTTGGCAGTCTACGCATAGTTCCATCTGAATCATGCACTGGTAGCATGGGTTGGAGACAGTCAGTTCATCAGACATTTCTTTATCCTTTCTTTTCTAACCGACTACTTGTCAGTCCCCCAAATTAGAACATAGGGTTTGCACCAAATAGCGCACTCTTGCGCTATTTGCGGGGCATGGCTGGACTGCGAGCCTGCGAGCAGGCGCACATTCATGGGCGCTCCAGACAGGCCAGATGCGTGGTTTACCACGCTGAGAGAAATCAGCCTGCTCACATGCTCTGCTGAATAGGCAGAGCATAGGCTGATTTGCTCCCTATGTTACAATCACAGGGACTGATAGTAAAAAACATAAATGCTGATGGCTCAACAGCATAGGCGTGGCCTGCATGAAATGCTGACACGGCATGCCTGAGACAGCCTGCATGACTTGTTGCCAAGGCTGAAACTATTTTTATTTATTAGAAACAAATAGTTATCTGACTGGGGCGCAGACATCTGGTCAAGCCCGCAGATTGCTAGCCGTAACAGCACCCACTGTACAGTACAGTAGAGCGGCAGCATTAAACAGTCTGCGGGTCATTTATGACCCCAGAGTGTTTAATAGTCTTTTCAACCTGTAGTAGTATCAGCAATAAAAATATTTCTGTACAACAGTGCCCCTGCTACAGTCCTGCTAATACTGCTCTGACCAGCACTTTTACTATTGTGATGTAACTCACAGGCTGTAAACCGTTCGGAATGGCTGTTTGAACGGGTTAATACTATATAGAGAGTATTTACTATTACAGTAGCAAGTCTCTTAAAAGACTTGCGTTACAGACTGTATCTACTGTCTGTTACAACTGACTGTAACTATTGTAGACGGGACAGGTCTGTGACTTTTCAAAAGGGGTCTAGTAACCCAAAAAGCGGGGCACTAGCCGAGGCAAAGGCTAAAGTTTTGGCCTTGGTAGCAGAGGGTATGTCGCCTAAAAAGGCGATGGAACAGTTGGGCAAAAAGCCCGATACTATCCGAATCTGGATGCTACGAGATAAAGAGTTTGCCGCAGATTTAGAGCAGGCTTTGCAGGATGCAAAGTCAAACTCAATTAAGGCGCTAGGTATCGCAAAGGAGGAAATTACTTTTCCTCAGTTTAGCGAGATGTTCCTAGAGCAGCGGGTGTTTCCACACCACATGGACTGGGTAGACCTCCTAGAGGATAGACCCCCATCTTGGCTACACGATAATATGATTTATGAGCCTGGGGATAAAACCCGACTCCTGATTAACGTGCCACCAGAGCACGCAAAAAGTACAGTCATAACCGTCAACTACTCAACTTATCGTATCGCCCTCAATCCTAACATCCGCATCATTGTGGTTAGTAAGACGTTGAACAAAGCACGCGAGTTCGTGTACGCAATCAAGCAAAGACTATCCCACCCACGCTGGACTAAGTTGCAGACAACTTTTGGTCCCGAAGGGGGCTGGAAAGAAGACTCAGATACTTGGCGAGTTGACACCGTTTATCTTGGGGGCGATGCGAGAAATTCGAGCGAAAAGGACCCCACCCTTCAGGCATTGGGTATGGGTGGACAGATTTACGGTGCCCGTGCTGACTTAATCATCCTAGATGACTGCATTACAACCGCTAACGCTCATGAGTATGAAAAGCAAATTGACTGGCTACAGAAAGAAGTTATTACCCGTTTGGGTAAGAACGGTAAGTTATTAATCGTTGGGACGAGAATTGCCGCACAGGATTTCTATAAAGAGTTGCGTGACCCGAAGTATTGGTCGGGCGGTAAGTGTCCTTTTACGTACATGGGCATGCCTGCTGTTCTGGAGTATAGTGAAAAGCCAGATGATTGGGTTACTCTTTGGCCGAAGTCAGACTTACCATGGGACGGGGATGAAGACACCCCAGACCCAGACGGACTCTACCCAAAGTGGGACGGGCACGCACTTGCCAAAAGACGCGGAGAAGTAACCCCTACTACTTGGGCATTGGTTTACCAGCAGGAGGATGTCGCAGAAGATTCCATCTTCCCACCCGCGCTGGTTCAAGCCTGTATCAAAGGAACACGTAAGCGTGGTATCTTGAAACCAGGCGCGGTGGGACATCCGACTCAGGTCGAGGGATACACCGTCATAGGCTTTGACCCTGCTATGGCAGGTAACGCCGCTTTTGTTGCTATTACCTACAACAGGTCAGATTCTAAAATATACGTTTTAGACTGTGTAAACATGAGCGAACCGACTCCACAAAAGATTCGTAACACAATCGAAGAGTTGGTTCTAAAGTACAAGCCACAAGAGTTTCGAGTTGAGATTAACGCTCACCAGAAAGCCTACTCTCTGGATGATGATTTGCGTCAATGGCTATCCTCCTATGGAGTACGCCTTGAAGCGCACCATACCAACAAGAACAAGTGGGATACAAACTTTGGTGTTGCATCTATGTCAACGCTATTTGGAACCATGCGAGACAACAAGTTCCAAAATAACAACACTATCGAACTAGCATCAACTGAAGCATCAGAGGGTATGAAAGCCTTGGTGCAGCAGTTAATTACTTGGAAGCCGAATACCCGTGGCAAGACCGACTGCGTTATGGCGCT